ATGAGCAAAAGACTTTTAATTTTAGAAGACGGAACCATTTTTGAGGGAGAATCCCTTGGTGCAAACTTGGATGTTACAGGTGAACTTGTCTTTAATACAGGAATGACAGGCTATCAAGAATCAATCACTGACCAATCATATAACGGACAAATTTTGACTTTCACTTATCCAATTGTTGGAAATTATGGCGTCAACCGAGATGATTATGAATCAATTCATCCGACCTGTAAAGCCGTAGTTGTTCATGAAGCAGCGCGCCGTCCTTCGAACTGGCGAATGCAAATGTCTTTTGATGAATTTTTAAAAGCAAAAAATATTCCTGGAATTACAGGTGTGGATACTCGAGCGATTACTAAAATTGTTCGAGAACACGGCACTATGAAGGCCTCGCTTGTACAAGCAAGAGATGAAGTAGAGCATCAAATGAGCCAACTTCAAGCGACAGTATTACCAACAAATCAAGTTGAAACAAGTAGTACGACGACCGCTTATCCATCACCAAATACAGGCAGAAAAGTTGTCGTTGTTGACTTTGGCTTGAAACATAGTATCTTACGTGAACTTTCAAAACGGGAATGTAATCTCACCGTTGTCCCATACAACACCAGTGCTAAAGAAATTTTGGAAATGGAACCTGATGGTGTCATGTTGACTAATGGCCCTGGTGACCCAACAGATGTACCAGAAGCAATTGAAATGATTAAAGAAATTCAAGGTAAAATTCCAATTTTCGGTATTTGCTTAGGTCATCAATTATTTAGTCTTGCAAATGGAGCAAAAACCTACAAAATGAAATTTGGACACCGTGGATTTAACCATGCCGTTCGTGAAATTGCAACAGGACGAATTGATTTCACCTCACAAAATCATGGATATGCCGTTTCATCAGAAAACTTACCTGAAGACCTAATGATTACCCATGTTGAAATCAATGACGACTCAGTTGAAGGAGTGCGTCACAAACACTTCCCAGCTTTTTCAGTCCAATTTCACCCAGACGCAGCTCCTGGACCTCACGATGCCAGCTATCTTTTTGATGATTTCATGGATCTCATGGATAACTTCAAAAAATAAAGTGTTGGTATAACTAGCTTTATAAGCTTTAATATTTCGCATATTTGGCAAAAGTAGCAAAAAAGTAGCAAAAATAAAAACCTGTTTTTATAGCAGGTTCTTTTTTTATAGATTATTAAGTGCATCAACAATGTCTTTCTTTGCTTTTTTAGTAACGTGATTATATATTTTAAGAGTTACTTTTGCATCAGAATGTCCAACTCTTTCCATTATAGATTTTAATGGCATACCGAGTTCTGAGAGAAGTGAAACATGAGAATGTCTAAAAATGTGAGATGAAATATCTTTGTCAATATGATTCGCTTTTGCAGCTTCTTTTAATTTTAAATTAAATGAGTTCAATACTAATGGATTACCTCTACTTGATAAGAAAATATAGTCATCATCTTCAGCAGAGAAATGAATTAAATCGTACTGTTTTCTCTCTTCGATTATTTCTATAGCTCTATCTGGCAAGTCAACGATACGGAAACTGGTAGAAGTCTTAGGCGATGTTTTTTCAGCTTCTGTGATACTTCGCATAAAGCTATCAAGCGTTCCCTCAACTCTTATTGAACCGTCATGATAGTTATTCCACTTTAAAGCTTGAAGCTCTCCATATCGCAAACCAGTAAGCCATAGGAACTCTGACATCCTAGAATGAAGCAAACATCTTTTTTTATTAGCTAAATATGATATTATTTTTTCTGCTTCAGCTCGTTCAAGATATTTGTTCTCCACCTTTTCACGCTGTTTATTTTTATCCTCTATTTTAAGAGTTATTTCAGTATCTTTTACAGGATTATTTGATAAATATTTTCGACTGATTGCAAATTTAAAAATTGTTGAAAGCAATGCTCGAATTTGACTAGTGTAATTATAAGAGTACGTCCCAAATGTGTACATTTCATCAATAAGTTTAGTTATCAGTTTTCCATCAATATTTTTTATAAGCATATCATCAGAGATTACCGTATGTATCCTCTTTAAAATACCGTCAACTTGTTTCCAAGTTTTTCTCTTGTTTTTTGCCTGGTAGTAAGGGAACCATTCATTTAGAAGTTCGCCGAAAGTTATATTTTTTTGAGCTGGGTCAGTAGTAGTGATATCTTCTATTTTTTCAGATAAGAGTTTTATCGCTTGTTTCTTAGCTTGTGGTGTATCTTTTTCTAGAGTTACACTTGCAGTCTTTGTTTTCTCAGAATACTGGTCAATATATCTCTCACAATATTTATATTTTCCATTTTTTAGGCTGACTACCCACATTTGCTTTTTATACCTCATTTCTGATAAAATGGTATAGTAAAAACATTCCAAACGGAATATTTTGCTATCATTCATTTCAATCCGCCCTCGCCGTGCAAAGTTTGGGCGGATTTTTTTATTTATTTATTTATTAATAAAATACAGCTATTAATGCAGGTACTGTAATTTTCCCTCCTAAAGTAGATGTATAACTATATAGACCATAAACATTTCCATAAATTGTTATTTGATCATCTTCAAGTAGACGATGTTTATTCCAATTATCTGAGTCTATTTGTACCATGTATATATCATCGTATCCATCTGCTCCAGTAGCGACACGAAGCATTGCCCCTCCGCTATCCGTGTCTTGGGCTTGAATTACTTTACCTGTAATTTGTAATTTTTCTCCTGCATGACTATTCCCGTTTCTAGCCATTTCATCATATGTAGATGTTGGATAAGTAGCCGGGTTTGTTTTATCAGCTTCCTCTTTAGCCTTAGCGTCAGCTGCGGCTTTAGCCTTAGCTTCTTCATCAGCTTTAGCTTTAGCTTCAGCATCAGCCTTTGCTTTAGCATCGGCTTCTTTTTTCTTAATTACTTCAGGGTTCTGTTTGATAGTAATTTCTTTAGTGGTTTTACCACCATCATTTTTTGCAGTTACTTCAATTGTATCTTGGTCGTTGGCTTCATCGATCTCATATTTTAGAGTGAAATTGCCCTCTTTATCAGAAGTCACTTTGTCACCAATAATACCATATCCAATTTGGACTTTTGTGTTTGGTGTTGTTTTACCAGTAATTGCAGCAGTTTTTGAGCCGTCTGCAACAACTGACACAGGGATTTCAAGCGTAGGTTTATTACTTGATTCAGTTGTGCTTTTTTCGCCACTATTCTTTGACCCCGAATTACTACTCGGAGAACATGCAGCTAATGAAATAGCAGTAAGCATAGTTACTCCAATAAGTGCTATTTTTTTCATAATGTTTATGTTCCTAATCTAGCTTTTTATGAGAATCAAGACATTGCTCGTAGTTCAATTATTTAGACTTCCATAAATGACCGCAATTGTTGCAGTACAACTCTCTTCCCTTATTATCTTTAGTTCCAGTAACTAAAAGAGAGGCCCCACCAGTCATTAAAGCAGCGGCCATTTTTCCTTTAGATTTCTTCTTGACTGTTTTTTCTTTGTGGTTAAATACTGTGAATGGTTTAAAAGGATTTAGATTTAGAGAAGTCGACTTTTTAGTTTTTAAATTATTGTCATTAGACCATAATTGAATATTGTTAGATTTACACTTTGGACATTTTAAACTTGCCATTTACTTTTCTCCTACCAGTGTAGTGATGGTGCACATTATCCAGCTCCCAATAACTGCTGAAATTCTTTTTCTGCCATGCTATAAAAATTGTGGCTCAAATGATAACGATCTAAAAATTGATAAATATTTATAGTCTCAATTACATCAAAATAACTAATATAATCTACAATATAATCATGTATTTCTTGCTTATTAATACTGACTTTTATTTCATCTTCAAATATTTCAGCGATAGCCTCGTGCATCTCTAAGTATTCATTTTTGACGATTGACTCAGCAAGTTCAAAAGGGGCTTCCGTAGTATTTACAAACACGTTAAAATATTCGTAGTTCCCCCCATTGGCTTCAAATATTTCCCAAAGAAGAAGAACGGCCTCGTGATTCGCTCTAACTTCTTGAGGATTAGTTGCGTCAAAGTAATCTCCACGATGATTGTCTTTATTTAGAATATGTATTAATTCATGAGCGACCTCAAAAGGTGAAGCATCATTAGAATTGTAAATCATTATCTTATTGTCAACATTAACGGCCGCGGGAACTGGAAAAGCTTTCACATCAACAACTTCAAACCTGCATTTTTCAATTTCCTTTAGGAGATATTCTAAAAGCTCCTGTCTGCTCATAGAAACCTCCTTATTTGTCTTCCAATTGCTTTCCAAGGGCTTGTTTCATAGCTTCCTTAACTTCATCAGTCAACGGCTTACCATCAAACGAAACCCATTTGTCCCAATCAACTTTACTATCATCTACTAAATCGGCAAGGTCAATGCCATGTTTTTGTTGTTCGGTTTTAATAGATACAATCTTTGCCTGTTCTTTTTTCTGTTCTTCTAATTGAGAAGAAGCAGTATCAAGGACTATTTTCTGACGTGGCTCGTCAAGTTCTGAACTAATTTGAGTTATTTTAGATAAAACTGAAGATTGACCAGGTGATTTAATATTATTTATCAACTGATATTCAGAGTCAATATCAGTTTTTTGAACTCCAAAAAAATCAGCTAATTTTTGTATTACTCCAAAAGAAGGAGCGCTTCTTAAGTTGATATAATCACTCAATGTTGAAGGAGTAATTCCAATATTCTCAGCGAGTTCTTTTTGAGTGATCCCTCGTTCCTTCCTATATTTTGTAATATTAGAAGAAATAGCTTGCATTCTTTGTTTGTTTATTTCTTTTTTCATAAATATATTATACGAAAAAAAATACGAAAAAACAACAAAAAATACGAAAAAACGAAATTTTGTTCTTGACAATACGAAAAAAACGTATTATAATTAACTCATAAAGTCAAACAAGCGAACAAACAAAACAGTTGCGAAGCTTCTGTGAATGTAGTTACACGTTGTATTCAACTCAGCGTATGTAGCAAGTTTGGCAAATAAAAAGCCCCAGTGGGGCGGAATGAGAGATACACGATGCATAAAGTAATTCTAACACTAGCCTTTATCGTGCTATTCGGTGAACTATCGGCAGGGATGTTACTCTGCATAAAGTTAGCTTCAGCAGAGGGAGAATTGATATTAAAAATTTCATTCATAGTTGGTGCAATAGTATTTACTTTATGGGGGATATCTTGGTCAGCATATATTATGGATAAAATACTTTTTTAGAATACTGATTAAAAGGAAGGTCTATTTTATACTTAGGTAACAATTTATCAAGTGATTCCACTTTATCTAAACTTCCATTTTTATTTCTAAACCAAGTCTCTCCATTAGAATCCTTAAAAATCATTTCAGGTACTGAATGTTCGCCTCCCATGGCGTTTTGATAGGGCATAAATATTTTTGATTTTCCTGGAGGAAGAACTTCAATATATTGAACATCTTGATAGTAATCATCGTGTCCATCTTTATTTAAATTTCCAAGATCATCAATTGTTCCAGAACTCCTATTAGATACTGAAAATATAAAAATATCATAAATCGCATTTATATTGGAATTACTAATAGTAACATTAGGATTTTCAGGGCCGACTTTTTCAAAAGAAAGCCACATTGAAACGTTTATTGCTTGAGAGCGTTGTTCTTTTATGAACTCCCTCTCTTGGTTACGAGTATTTATTTTCATCTGATAAGTTAAACTTATAAAAGATAGCGAGATCGCGGCGAGTGATAGGAAAACAGTTAACCAATCTTTTTGTTCACCTATCCAGTGAAATAAATTAAAACCACCAATGTTATTTTTGTTCATAAAACCTCCAATATAATTTTAGTTTAGTCACTTACATTATATCACGGAGTTATGATATCGCTCACAATGAGCAGGGAAGACTGGCGAACAGGTTCGATTCCTGAACTTCCCTTACTGCGTATGCAGAAATTTAAAACACAGAAAGGAGAAAAATATGGATTTGAATCAAATAAAAATAGTTGATGGGAAGCTGTTTTTAGATGATACGGAAGTTAAAGGTATTCAAAAAATAAACCTCCAAAAGGGCATTGATATATACAAAACCTCTTTGAAGATTGAAATGATTGTTGGATCGCCTTTAGATGAATTAGAACCTAAGAATCGTAAATACGAAGTGATTCTAAGAAAGGGGGATTAGTGATCATTTATATATGCATGCCCTGCAGGAGTTATATCTGTAATGATATATCCAGTTGAAGCCAAAGTTTCTAGTGCTAGCGCTGAAATATATCCACTATTTAAAAGCTGAGAAATATTATAAAGTACATATGTTTCTGAATATCTATTTAAAGCTTTTACTAATTTAACAGAATCGATATTACCATTTAGCTTTAAGTTTGTCTCTAAATATAGCATGATATCTAGAGCGCAGTCGTGAGTTAATTCCATATCACTTACCTCCTTTCTATAATATTTGGGGGCAAGCACTATTAGAGGTAGCGCTTACTCTAAAGATATTATAGCATCGAGGCTGACAACAAAAACATTAAATTTAAACTACAATTAAGAAAGGAGCCAGTATGGCAGAAGCATGGACTCTTAAGGAATTAAGAGAATCAAAAAAAATGACTCAAGCAGAGTTAGCTGAACAATTTTCAGTATCATCGCGAACTATTCAAAATATGGAAGAAGATAGTGGGAATATTAAAAATCAACTATTGAAAAAATACTTATTATTTTTTGATAAAGATTATAATGATATTTTTTTAGGTAAAAAATACGAAAATTTCGTACGAAAAGCTAGTTAGAAAGGTGAAATATGAACGAATTACAAAATTTTAATTTTAACAATTTACTAGTACGAACGGTAATAGTTGAAAATGAGCCGTGGTTTGTTGCGAAGGATGTCGCTGATATTCTTGAATATTCAGAAACCGCACAAATGACACGGAGACTTGATAAAGAAGATTCCATGTCTGTTAAATTAACAGGTATGAACATGAAGTCGACAATTATCAATGAAAGTGGACTTTACGAAGCAATTATCGGGAGTAAGAAAAAAGATGCTCGACAATTCAAACGTTGGATCACTCATGAAGTTCTTCCAGCAATCCGTAAGCACGGAGTTTATATGACGGAGGCGAAACTTGAAGAAGTCTTGCTTAATCCAGATACACTCATTAGCCTTGCTGCACAGCTAAAAGAGGAACGGCAAGCACGACTTGGGCTTGAGAGAGAAAATAGCCAGTTAAATCTTGAACTTGCTGCAGCTACTGAAAAAACTACTTACCTTGATTTAATCCTTGAAAGCCCTGATGATATTCTAATTACTCAGATTGCACAGGATTATGGATTTAGTGCTGTGAAATTTAATCGAATTTTAAACGAGTTACGGATTCAACGAAAAGTCAATAAGCAATGGGTACTGTACTCAAGATATATGGGCAAAGGTTATATCGGCAGCCGGACTCAAAACTATGTAGATAGCAAAGGTCAAGAAAGAACATCAATTACTACTACATGGAAACAAAAAGGGCGCAAGTTTCTATATGAAACATTAAAAAAACACGGCTATTTACCTCTTGTTGAACAAGATGACTTAGCCAGCTAGAAAGGAAACAGAAATGACTACAATCGGAAAAGTTAAGATAGTTGAAATCGAAGATGGACCATTCATGACTGATGGAGAAATCGCCAAGTATCTTTATAAAACAGAAGTATTAGATGAAAAAGGGAATATCGACAAAAAGTCTAATGCTTATCTTCGGGCGCAAGGTAATATCAAAAAATTTGCTGATAATACCCCTGATGGTTTCGTGATTGATGTGGATGGACGACTTACTCACTTGATTGCCTTCTTAGCATGGTCAATTTGGAGCAAGAAGTATCGAGGGATGTCTAGAGCACCTAAGTTTATTGATTATTTCACAGAAAATAAAAATACACTAACTTCAATTTTATAAAGGAGTTACTTATGACCTACACATACATAGTCAACCCAGCAAAATTAAATGCGGTGCTCCGCTAGAAAAGAGAATAGCATGACATTAGCAGAAGCAATTACAAAATTTTCAATTGAAGTACTACAACTTGATGAAACAAAAAACAGCCCAGAAATGGTTGCAGCCATTTCTGAACTGTTGAAAATAGGTAAGGTTAGGTCTTTTGAACTTTGACAAGTTCTATATGAGAAATCTCTGAGCCATTAACAGAAACTTGCTTAGCACCTTTGAAGTTGTAAGTGGTTGAATCATGAATAGTCAATGTAGAAAAATCATCAGTAAGCTTTATGCTTCTCCCGGTAGCGCTTAGGAATGATAATTCTTTAAACTCACGAACGTGTATGTCATCTTCATGCTTCAAATAGATTGTAAGGTTATACATAACTTTCCTCCTTTCCATAAAACTAAGCAAATACCGCAAATATCTGCTCACAGTAATTATAGCACTCGGAGGATTAAAACGCATACATAGAAAGGAAAATAATGCACACACAAATTATGAATGGACGAGAAGTCCTGACAGTTCCAACAGTCATTGGATATAAGCATTATGACTTAGAGAAAAGAGAAGTAGTTGGAGAAGTTATTGAATCTACTTATCGAAGAAAAGACGGAACAATGTACATTATCCGCAGATCACGAACAGAACGAGAGAAAGCTGCAATGCTACAAGCTTGTATTTCAGATTGGGGGTACTAATGGAAAAAAGTAACTACGTACACTGGTGAAACTATTCTGCAACATAGCGTTGAGTGGTACAAAGAAAAATTTTCAATTTACTCAAAAGATGATCTTCAAAATTTGTTCATCCCTCAACTGTATGAATGGTCAAATGCTTACAAAGCAGCGGTTGAACTGACAAAATAAAAAAGCCCGCACGGGCATGCGGACTAAGACGTGATGTGTCTACAAAATTTTATACATAGATTATATCACATTTCAACAAAAATCGGAAACGGAGAACATTATGGAATTACAATTAGTTCCTTTGGACAATGAAACAGGAGAAGTTCTTCAACTTAATCCTGAAATGCTTAAAAAGTTTGATAATAGTACCTTAACTAATCTTCTTTCGGCAACAAAAGGAATAGATAAATTAAAAAAAGAAGCTGAAAAAGAGGTCAAAAAACGTCTTGATGAAGGCCAACTATTTTCACGACTCTCTTATTCAAAACAACAATACACAAGAGTACTTGTAATGGATAACGCTGCTAAAATGGCTTTAATTAGAAAGTATGGGCTTGATAGTGTTGTTCCGCTGACTATTAATCAGTTAGAGAAAAAGTATGGTGAATCTGTTTATGAGGATATTCAGCCTTATATTGTTGAAAATCCAAAAGCCCAGTCAATTAAATGGGATGCGTGAGGTAAACCATGGCAGATTATGAAGAACAAATGCTTGCCTTGCAAAAACCTTTGCAACCAGACCGAGTAGTTTGGAGAGTTCAACAATCAGGATTTTCTAAACAAGGTAAACCTTGGGCTATGGTTCTTGCTTATATGGATAATCGGGCAGTTCAAGAACGTTTTGATGAAGTTTTTGGAATAGCTGGATGGAAGAACGAATTCAAAACAGCTCCAGATGGTGGAACATTATGTGGTATATCCGTTAAGTTTGGAGACGAATGGGTAACCAAATGGGATGGCGCAGAAAATACTCAGGTTGAAGCAGTTAAAGGTGGGTTATCCGGGTCAATGAAGAGAGCTGCTGTTCAATGGGGAGTAGGTAGATATTTATATGACTTACCTACCAGTTTTGCTCAAACATCTCTTGAAAAGACTGATGGTTGGAACAAAGTTTACGACAAAAAAGAAGGAAAGAACTTTTGGTGGGGTAATCCACAGCTTCCAAGTTGGGCTTTACCTCAGAATTCAAAAGCCCAAAATAAAAAAGCTGTCTCTACTGAAGAAGAGATACTAACTCCACCTAAATTATATGTTGTTGGTAAAGATAAAAGAGAATTTGATGAGAAAAAGCTTCAAGCTGTAGTTAACAAAATGGCTATTATTGCTGGGAAAAACTATGGGGCAAGTATTGATGAACAAAATGATTGGCTAAAAATGCCACTTGATGAAGCATACAATGATATCGAAAAATTCGTAGATATAAAAAAGGAAGAACAAAATGATTAACAATGTCACTCTAGTAGGGCGAATCACTAAAGAACCTGAACTTAGATATACACAACAAAATAAAGCAGTTGCTTCATTTACTCTTGCAGTTAATCGTCAATTTAAGAATGCTAATGGAGAAAGAGAAGCTGACTTCATCAATTGTGTTATCTGGGGCAAATCAGCCGAAAACTTGGCCAATTGGACTCACAAAGGTCAATTAATTGGAGTTACTGGGAATATTCAAACTCGCAACTATGAGAACCAACAAGGGCAACGTGTTTATATTACGGAGGTTGTTGCAAGTAATTTCCATGTACTAGAAAAAAGTAATCAAGCAAATGGTGAACGAGTTGGTAATCCAGCTGCAAAACCACAAAATAATGATTCTTTTGGAAGTGATCCAATGGAAATTTCAGATGATGACCTACCATTTTAATTAACAACCAGGTGCAGCGTGCGTAACAAATGCTTAAATTCGAGGGGATAGGCAATGCGCAACATCCCCCAGCCTTTAATTTGAAAAATAAAACTTGAAATAAATATAGAAGAAAGGAGTATTCGTGGCACAAAGAAGAATGTTTAGTAAAAAAATTGTGGAAACAGATTTCTTTATGGAAATGTCACCAACAGCAAAATTACTCTATTTTTACCTAAATATGAGTGCTGATGATGATGGTTTCGTTGGAAATCCTAAAACAATTAAATTGATTAGCGGGGCTACTGATGATGACTTAAAAATACTTATTGCCAAGCAGTTTATCATTCCATTTGAGAGTGGAGTTGTCGTAATTAAAGATTGGAAAATTCACAATTACATAAGGAAAGATACCTATAATTCAACAGTTTATAAGTTTGAAAAATCTCAACTATTAGATGATGATAATGGCGCCTATATCTTAAATGAAAGCGAACCGTCCACGGAACGTCCACGAGAAGTTGACACAGGTAAGGATAGGTTAGGTAAGGATAAGTTAGGTAAGAGTAATAATATGTCAGATAAATCTGACGATGTTATTCCTTATTCTGAAATTTTAGATTATCTAAATAAAAAAACAAGTCGTAGCTTTAGGAATGTTGAGGCGAATAAAAAGCTTATCAGAACAAGGTGGAATGAAGGCTATAAGTTAGAAGATTTCAAAGTAGTAATTGACAACATGGTAATCAATTGGTCTGGTAAAAATTTTAATGGAGTGCCTGCAGAAAATTATTTACAGCCGAAAACACTATTCTCTAACAAGTTCGACAGTTATCTTAATCAGACGCAGATTAAAAGTACAAATAACAAAGTTGTCAAAGGTGCTCCAGAATGGTCTAATCCTCAAACTAGAAAGGATAGGGAATATATGACCGATGAAGAAGTGGAGGATTTAATAAATGGCTTGGGAAATCCCTAAAAGTGCATTTGATGAAGAACTTTCGGAATATTACTTGAGTTTTGTTCCAGGAGTAACTTATCAGCAATTTGTAAGATACGTCAAATGGGCCCATGAAAAAGAAATCGTAATGAATCCAGTGACCTTTATTGCATCAGTTAAGAAAATCAGCAATGAAGCAGCAACCGAATTAATGATATATGGAGAAGCAAGTGAAGTTCCAGCAAACTAAAAAGTCAAAATATGGGGCAAAGAAAACAAAGGTAGATGGTATTTTATTTGATAGCAAAGCTGAATCAATCTACTATTTGCAACATAAAAATGATGAGCGGATGACCATGCAAGAGAAGTTTGTTCTCATGGATAAATTCAGATTGAACGGAAAACTTTATAGAGAAATAGCTTATAAAGCGGACTTTGTTTTCAGAAATGAAAATAACGAAATACTCAAAGTTGTCGATGTAAAAGGCATGGTCCTACCTGAATTTAAAATGAAAGCAAAATTATTTGCTAACAGATATGGAATTCCAATAACAATTGCTAAGAAAGTAGCAAGAATGAATAAGTTTGAGGAGAGCGAGATATGACAGCATTCAGAATCATACCAACTGTTAAATTGTTTAACTTAGCTAAGAAAGCAAGATATGACGGTTATGGAAGTAATTCAGTTTGCCTGACGGTAATGTGATTCTCGGAATTGAGGTGGTTAAATGAACGATTTTGTTCAAGATATGGAAAACCTAATAAATGCTTATGACGATGGCTGGGATGACTATTTAGCATTATGTAAGCAACTTATCGAAAAATACAAACTTTCGGCTGAAAAACTCCAAGAACAGCTTAACACTGCGAAAAAGGCACTGACAGAAATATCAAGTCCAAATGTGATTGGCGCAGCACGTATTCCGCTTTATAGAAAAATAGCAAGTGAAGCACTCGCAGCGATTGGAGGGGATGATGACGAAAATAGATTATAAATTTATTTTAATGCTATTGATTGATGCACTTTATTTCTCTGGAACAATTGTATATATAGGGATTATAAGTGATCAAAATTATTTAAATTATTTTCAAACATTTTTGGTTATCTTATCTTTTTGTATCATTACTATTTTAGGTTTTATCTTGTACACCTTAACAGGGTCAAGTATTCCAAACGGAAATGAAGGGTGCGGCGATGAGTGAAATTTATATCGAAGGTAGATTTAAAATGCCAGTTGTTAATACTGACGAATTTGGCTATGACGAAGAAGAAGTTAAAAAGTTTGACTGGGAAGATTTTGCAAAAGATGAATTCTGGAACAGTTGTGATTATATGGGCGAACTAGAAGATAAGTATGACATTACTTTTCATAAGGTCCAACCCCAGCTCACGATTCCTCAAAGCATTGCGGAAAAAATTGATAAATTTATAAAAGTACTTCACTTTTTAAATGAATTTGAAGCAATTAAATATTTGTCAGCTTTAGACCTTAATGGAGATAGAACACCGCAATGGCTCAAAGATAACCCTATGCTAGTGTTCGCCTACCTCGCAGGCAAAGCCCTCGGAGTTGATTTAGTGAAAGTGGGGGAGGGATGAAATATGGCTTTACAAACTTATAGGTTCACTCAATGTTTTGTTGAATGTGATAAATGTCAAAATGGAGAAGTGGTTAACACAGGAGATATGGGTACACGAACAATAGAAGATGTAAAAAAATATTGGAGAAGTAACGGCTGGCGAATAGGAAAAACAACGCTTTGTCCTGTGTGTAATCATAAAAATTGGGCAGTGCTTGAATGACCGACAAACTAATATCGCTGGTCAATGACTGGTGGGGAGGAATTGAATGAAACAATATTGGGTAATTGAAAATCATTTGGACAGAGGATTTTATCTGATGTCAGAAGATATTCCAGAAGAAGAATTAGGAGAAATTGAAACTCCTTGTGAGATGTGTGGAGACCACGATTCTATTATTGGTCAGTTTTCAAACTGGAAACAACTTAAAAGACAAATGACTGATGACGAAGGTTGGTGTCCATATTCGGATGAATATTTGCAATCAGTATTTGAGGAGGACAACCAATGAAACTTTTGTGTAAGCTGTTCGGGCATAAGTGGGTATTTCTTGGGCTTGTTTGTAAACGTTGTGGTATATGGTGGTGGGATTCAAATGAAAGCAACCGCTCAGACCTTGACGAGTCAGAGAACGTGTTCCCTGAAAAATGGCTTGATAAACACATGGATTGAGGTGGAGAATGGACATAAAAAAATTGAGAAACGCAATCGGTTTGACATTGCTTGCAATTATTGTTGGTCTGTTGCTAAGCATTTCTCCTAAATGGTTGGAAATATCTTATGTAATAGTGTTTGCCGTAATATTTTTTTACAAAATTGATTGAGGTGGAGATGAAAAAATTTAGATTATATAGTGCTGCAATCAGCATTCCAAAAGGAATTGCAACTGTAAAAAATACAGTTCAAGCTGATAGTTACGCTGATGTAATTGAGTATATTGAAAGCAACGCAGGTTGGTACACTGCTGACAACGGTGCTTTCAAAGTTGCCTATATCGAGGAGGTTGTGGAATGAAATTTAAAAATTATGAAATAGTAAGTACGCACTTAGGATATGAAGATCATGGAATTTTCACTATTTATCTAACATTAAAAGGTGGCGGATTTGGCGTTAGTGTTGGTGGATATGCACTTGATGAGCCAATTGACGGGAAAAGGGTTATAGCTAGAAAAGGAGCAGAACTTATCCCTAAAATATTAGATGTTGTCGGTGTTGAAACATGGGAACAACTCAAAGGTCAGTATATTCGAGTTGAGGATAATGGAATTGGAACTAAGGTTTCTAAAATCGGTCACTTAATGGATAATAAATGGTTAGATTTTGAAAGTTTTTTCAAATAAGTTGATAATTGAACGCAAAAAAAAGCCCAAGCTGACCTAGCTTGAGCGAAATACTGAACAATATTGCGAATTTTTTTGGTCTTAAATATTATAGCACATATAACTATAATTCATACCAAAATAAAAATACCCGAACTGACCAGGTTCGAGCACAAAACTTAATTTATTGTATTATTATATTATTTTTTATATTGTTTGGTCATTTGTATTATATCACATTATACTGAGCTAGGAACTCGCTAAATAATACTAGAAAACAGGTAGTTCAAGCAACTCATCAGATTCGGTTAAACGGCCAAGAGTTTGTATGTAAGGAATTCCTATGCTAGGGTGGACTGATGCAACAAATATTTCTTTACCAGATTTATTCGTATAGGAATATTTGCAACCCCAATCTATGAAGTAAGCAACCATAGCTACAGTTTCTACTACACCACTCTCTAACTTTATATGAGTAATTTTATCAGTGGATGAAGCGAAATTATCAGAAAGACGAATATGAGTGATTTTATAAACCATAAATTTCCCCTTTTTGTTTTCATTATAGACTTTATTTGGGAAAAAATAAAGCCCACGGCAATGGGCTTCGGCAAGAAGTTTTCTAACTTAATTATACCACAAAAGGAGAATTTGATGAATGGCAGATAAGTTAGATATGTTACTAAGCGACTACATGACAGGAATGCTCCAAGTGAAGATTAATTCACGAGAGCGCTGGATAACTCGTGAAAAACATGAAGAAAGAATTGGAAGTGGTGGAAGCAATTCAAACACAGCACCACAAGAGCGAAATTTTTTAATTAAAGAAGGAGATAAAGAACTTCAAAAAATGCTAGACAGAAAACAAACACTTGATGAGCTAATGGATGTTATTCAAGGAACCAAAGTAAAAGAAATCGTTATCGCTCGATTCAAATATCGTTTATCCTGGTGCAAGGTTGGCCAAAGAGTATTTTTAGATGAAGATGCTGCTAGGAAACAATATGCAGGATTCAAAAAAACTCTAAGGGATGGACTATGGAGAGATACTCTAGACTGATTTCCCATTCCGTTTTTGACCCGTTTTTAACCCGTTTATTTCCTGATTTACATGCGATAATGGTAGCATGAAGTAAGAGGCAAAAGCAAAAAATAACAACTAATTCGGTTTGGATATACTTCATAAAGACTCAAAAGTTGGACTAGCAAAACTGCTGTCGGTTCGATTCCGGCTTTGAGTCATTCCTATTTTTGTACAGCTGTATATTAGGAAATAAAGCATGTAGATTGACGAATTTACGATGTGAATATAATATAGAGGAGGGAAATAAGTTGGGTCAACAAGAGACAGCAAAACAAATCTGGGACTATCTTACGTCTCGTGGGTGGACAAAACAATCTGTAGCAGCTTTATTGGGTAATATGCAAAGTGAAAGTAGCATAATTGCGGATCGCTGGGAAAGTGATATTGTAGGTAATATGAGTGGTGGTTATGGCCTTGTACAATGGACGCCAGCTACAAAATATATTGATTGGGCAAAATCAAATGGATTGGTCTATCAAGATGTTATTTCTCAATGCAAACGACTTGAATGGGAAGTTGCGAATAGTCAACAGTTTTATAATCCAAATATGACTTTTGCAGCATTTACTCGAAGCACACAATCACCTGAAGAACTAGCGAATATATTTATTAAGTACTATGAGCGCCCGCTCAACCCCAACCAGCCAGCTAGAGGTATTCAGGCACGTTACTGGTATGATTTATTTCAAAATTCAACAGGTGGATCAGGTGTTAGTTCTTGGACATGGCCATTTACTAAACCATATACTGGCGTTATATATTTGGACGGACAACAATTTGGTAATACGTCGGTTAAAAGGGGAAGAGGTTACTTCCATGATGGATTTGATTTTGATTCCTCAGTTTATGGACCAGATATTTTAGCTGTATCTGGTGGTGAAGTGATCTATACTGGAGTGATGGGAGAGGGTCTTGGTTCTGTAATCGTTCTATCTATTCCACCTTACCAGGTAATGTATCAAGAATTTTCACAATCTATGAGTGATATCTTTGTTTCAGTAGGTCAAAAGGTAACAAAAGGTCAACGCATTGGACAATTAAATGGTGGTACACATCTTCATTTAGGAATTACACAAAAAAACTGGAGAACAGCATTAAGTAGCTGGGATGTTGATGATGGTTCTTGGCTAAATCCAATTGATGTTATTCAAAAAGAAATGAATAATTCACAAGAAGAAAAAGGAGAAATTGAAATGATTTTATATAAAGTAACTGATAGCAAGTCCAAAATGAACGGCTCAATTTGGTTGTTCAATGGGGAACAATTAACACGTTTAGATGGGACTTCAGCAGCCAAACTTGGGCAAAGCTTGAAAAATGTAGATATCAATCAGGCAGAAATGAGTTCATTTAAAAATATCGGAATTCGCACCGTTGGAGATTTCCAATATTAAAAAAGTAATGTAGCAAGCTCGGCATCTATCAGGGTTCAACTCCCTGACTTGCTATATCCAACATTATTTGGGATTGATAATACTAGTACAGTTGCCGAATAATATTAATAAGTCAGTGCGGTTGGAGCTGACAGCAAGGAATAGAAACGACTTCGCTAATAGAAGTTATAGAGTTCGAGCCTCTATCTTGCTATTATATTTTATTACAGGTTGTCCAATGGGCAGCCTTTTATTGTTGGATTCACAAATAAGATAGGAGGGAGGTATGAAATGACAGATAAACAACGAATTTTTGCAGATGAATATTTGAAAGACTTGAATGGCACAAGAGCCTATAAAGTCGCCTATCCTAACGTTAAGAAAGATACAGTTGCAGCAACTGCAGCAGGAAGATTGTTGAGAAATGTTGAGGTTCGAAAGTATATAGACGAACAGCTTGAAAAGATGCATAACGAAAGGTCTGCTGATGCTCAGGAAGTCATAGAATACCTCTCTTCGGTAATGCGAGGTAATTCAATTTCTACCGTTGTTCAAACGGAATTTATCGGGGACGGATTAAGTAAAACAAAACTTATTGAAAAACCACCAGATGAAAAAGAGCGGCTGAAAGCTGCGGAGCTTCTAGGTAAACGCCATGCTTTATTCACTGACAAACAACAAATTGAGGTAACTGAAACTCCTGTGTTCGTTGATGACTTAGGTGATGACGATGGCTAAACTATCTGAATTCATTCCTAAAGCATTTGCTTCTACTTGGCGAGCGGCTTTAAATAGTAATATCTTAAATATTGTTGAAAAAGGTGGTCGTGGTTCAGGTAAATCATCTGACATTGCACATATTATTACTCAATTATTAATGAGATATGCGGTTAATGCAGTTGGTATCCGTTATGTTGATAATACGCTAGAGCAGTCAATCTATGAGCAAATGAAGTGGGCCATTGAAGAGCAAGGCGTAACCCATTTATTTAAGTTCAATAAGTCACCCTTGAGAATTACTTATATTCCACGTGGAAACTATATGATATTCCGAGGGGCGCAAAACCCTGAACGAATTAAGTCATTAAAAGATAGTAAGTTTCCTTTTGCAATTGGTTGGATTGAAGAATTAGCAGAGTTTAAAAGTGAAGACGAAGTAACGACAATCACTAACTCACTTTTACGTGGGGAATTAGATGATGGTCTTTTTTATAAGTTCTTCTATTCCTATAACCCACCAAAGCGCAAACAATCATGGGTAAATAAGAAATATGAATCATCATTTCAACCAGCTAATACTTTTGTTCATCATTCTACTTATCATGATAACCCGTTTATTTCTAAAGAGTTCATAGAAGAAGCTGAAGCAACTAAAGCTAGAAGTGAAAGGCGCTATGATTGGGAATATTTAGGGAAAGCAATTGGTTCTGGAGTTGTACCATTTGATAATTTACAAGTTGTGCCTGGTTCAATTACTGATGATATGGTTGCAAACTTTGATAATATCCGTAATGCAGTTGACTTTGGTTATGCTACTGACCCACTCGCTCACGTAAGGTGGCAATATGACAAGAAAAAGAATGGAATATATGCAATTGACGAGCTTTATGGTCAAAAAATAAGTAATAGAGAATATGCGAAATGGTTGCACAGGAAAAATTATTCTAGTGATACAATATTTGCTGATTCTGCTGAACCTAAGAGCATAGCTGAACTTAAGACCGAACACAACGTTCCACACATTAAAGGTGTTAAAAAAGGACCTGATAGTGTTGAATATGGCGAACAATGGCTTGATGATTTAGATTTTATCTGTATTGACCCACGAAGAACTCCTAAAATAGCTTGGGAATTTGAAAACATAGACTATCAAGTGGATAAAGACGGTAATCCTAAACCAAGGTTAGAAGATAAGGATAACCATACGGTAGATGCTACAAGGTATGCTTTTAGTGAAGATATGAGATCGTCAAAACAAGCAACTATTACTAAACGTCCATCTTGGATGCAATAAAGAAAGGAGAAATATGGCAATAGCAATTGACAGAGAATTTGCTGGAGATATTAATAACCCAAGTTTTGATGTGATTAACTTTTGTATTGAAGAACATGCAAAAGAAATCCCTCGCTTACAAATGCTTTTTGATTATTATGAAGGTAAACCCCATAAAATAAATCAGATTCCTCGGACTACACCGCATGAGCGTGACGAGGTTTTCGTAAATAATGCTAAGTATGTAACGGATATGATGGTAGGTTTTACCGTTGGAGCTCCAATCTCATATACAGCTGCAAAAGGAAAAAATATTGAGCCTATTACACAAGCTATGGATACCATGAGGATTAAAAAACATGATAAAGAACTTGAAAAAGGCCTTTCCTCAATGGGAGTTGGTCTAGAATTACATTATTTGGCAATAAAATCGGGAACTGAAAATACAAGTGTTCCTGAAACGGTACCAAAGATAGCATGGATAGACCCAAGAGGAATGTTTGTAGTTGTTGATGATACTGTTGAACGAACTAAACTATTTGCGGTTAGATTAATAAAAAAACGGGATTTAAAACGTCAAACCTTTTGGAATATCGTCGTTTATACGAGTCAAGGGACAATCACTTATGTATCGAAAACAAAGCGTTTAAGTCAAGCCAATTTAATGGAAAATCCTAAGTTTAAAGAGCACTTTTATCAAGAAGTTCCGGTAGTTGAGTTCAGGAACAATGAGGAAAAACAAGGGGATTATGAGCAGAATTTATCCCAAATTGATGGTTACAATATTTTGCAGACTGATCGTATTCAGGATAAAAAGAATTTTGTAAAAGCAATTATGATTCTATATGGCTTTACTCTACCTGAAGAAAAGCCTACTGAAATTAATGGAAGCATGGTTGTTCAAGCCCCTTCTAAAGAAGAAGGTGCCACAGCAGAATTTGTTTCAAATACTTTTACTGAATCAGAAGTTCAGACATTAGCTGATTCAATATTAGGAGATTTTCACAAGACAACCTATGTTCCCAATTTAAACGATGAACAATTCGCGGGAAATATTTCAGGAGAAGCAATGAAATATAAGTTGTTCGGACTTTTGCTCGTTCTTTCTATTAAAATTGGATATCTGGAAGATGGAATTATCCAGAGATTGAGACTTTTACAGAATATCTTGAATGTAAAAGGACAAAACGTAGATTCTGAAGGTACGGTTATTAAATTCAAACCTAATTTACCAATTAATCGTTCTGATATTATTCAACAGATTCGTGATTCCCAAGAATTTATGCCATTATTAGTTAGTTTAGGATGGCTTGATGATATTGATAATCCTCAAGAAATTATTGATATGATGAATAAACAGAAAGAAGAGGACATTAAATTGAATCAGAAAGTTATGGGGATTCAGTCAGAAGATAGCCACTCTAATCTCGATGACCCACCAGATGATAATGAGGAAGGCAGCAAGGACAGAAATGATAAACAGAAAGATGAAGGTAAATAAAATGGGATTTGAATTTAGCGATAAAACAATTGAAATGCTTGGTAAAATGAGTGCCGCTTTGGCTGGACAAATTCAAAAAGACTTGAAACTTGATGAATTAAAAGACCTTGAAATGAAAGAGGCATTCGAAGATCTGGCAAAAATGTATAAATATCTTTACTATGGGTTGATTAAACAAGGGTTTGACAAGACAGAAGCTATGCAAGTAGCTACTCGAATGCTTGGTATCAGTAATAAATGATTACAGCCAAATTCAAAAAGAAAAATAACCAAATTTATTGGTATCAAGTGACAGGCCATGCAGGATTTGCAAATATCGGTAATGATATTGTATGTGCTGGGGTTTCTGCCTTATATATCACAGTCACCAATGTATTGTTATCAATGGGTAGAACGTTTGAACGTGATGAGGGATATTTTACGCTTGATGCAACTGATGCAGATAACGCTTGTTTAAAAGTATTGTATGATGGTATCAAGTCAATTTCTGAACAGTATCCAGACAATGTGAAATTTGAGGAATAAAATGAAAATTGTAACGATTACAACAATAAGCAAGAGAAAATTCGATTTTTCTGTTAAAGATGATGTTTGTCATAAAACGCTCATAAACAATATAAAAAGTGAGGGTATCATTCTTGAAGACAACAATAAAACAACAGCCATCAATCCTGATTATATTGAAACTATCGAAATTGAGCCTGATAAAGCTGAAAGTGATTTAAAAGGCAAAGACGCTTTTCAGAAAATTGTTATTTCGGCTCATTCATTAGGTGGCGAAGCTGAACTGGATAGCAAAGGTGATATATTGATAAGAATCGGTGGCAAAGAGTTCGGGCGTATATCTATTTCAGATGTTAGAGCTAACAAGCCTAATGTTGGTCATTTGAATGCTACTCCGACACAGTTTGGTTACACTGAATTAAATATCTAGGAGGTTACTATGTCTGACTACTGGCAGAAGAGAGCTATTAAAGCCGAAAAGAAAGTAAATGATGGTGCTAAACAGCTTGAGGAAGTCGTAGCACAGGCATACAAACAAGCTCAATCATATTTAACAAAGCAGATTGCTAAATTATTTAGTCGAACTAAGCAACAAACGGAACTGACAGACGATGAAGCCAAAAGAATGCTTAATGAAACCGTTCCTATTTCTGAATTAGTTGAGCTTAGAAAATTAGCTAAAGATATCAGCAATCCTGATTTGCAAAGAGAAGCTAAGAAGCGGCTCACAGGACTAGCACTTAAATCAAGAATTACTCGTGCAGAAGATTTAAAAGCAAAGTCTTATCTAGTGACAAAACAAATTGCGGATATTCAGCTTGATAAGCAGACATCTTTTTATGTTGACACGATAGATGAAGCTTACAAAGAAACTGCTGCTGAAACAATTATTCGTGAAGCTCAAGAAAATGCTAAGAATGGTATTGTCAAAGAAATCTGGAATAAAAAAGATTACAAGTTCAAAGAGTTATCCACCAAATCTGTGGAAAACATTCTTGACAGCCACTGGTTAGGAAGTAACTATTCTAAAAGATTATGGGGAGACACAGAAGCTTTAGCTAAACGATTAGAGCAATTATTCACGGTTGAAGCTTTAACTGGAATGAGTGAGTTTCAGATGGCAAAGGCAATTGCTAGTGAATTTGACCGCTCAATCAACGTTGCTAGGCGTTTGATTCGTACTGAGGCGAATTATATGGCGAATCAAGCAAAGCTTAAATCGTGGCGAAATAATGGCGTTGAGAAGTATCAAATCATTGCTATCCTAGATTTGAGAACATCACAAATTTGTCGTCATAAAGATCATAAAGTTTTTCTAGTATCTGAAGCGGTTGTAAACGGGGCAGAAGGGACATATCCACCTTTTCATCCTTGGTGTCGTTCAGTTGCTTCAATGTATTCAGAGCGACTAAATAACATACCTCGTAAGGCGCTTGACCCTATCACTGGTAAAATATTTGATATTAAAGGAAGTACAACTTACAACGAATGGATGGATAAATTAATTTCAATGCATCCAGATGTTGAATTTAAAAATAATTAAATCGTAAAGTAATAGTAATTTATTACCAAAAATGCTATCCTTTTCAAGGAGGGTAGAATATGCTTGATTCAGAATATAAAAAATTTGTTGATGGAATGTCTAAAGTGTTTAAGTCACATCAAGATATAACTAGAGTAATTGTTGGTGAGTCTCCATATAATGATGGGGGAAACTTAAACAATGTTTCTTATTATCCGTACAAACAAGTAGCTTTTTTAAGAAGTTTACCTGCAAACGGGGCAACAAAAGAAACCGTCAATAGAGTTTGGTCTCTTCTATTTGGTGACAAAGTAGACAGTGTCAAGAATCTATTGCAAGTGATAGTTGATTCTACGGCTAATGCAACAAAAGAAGAATATTTAGCGAAGTACTTAGCAGAGGAACAAAATATCTATCTAATTAACGCTTTTTATGCTGATCGCGAAACAATAACTGATGATTTAAAAAAGCTCAATGATAATACGGAGTGTAAAAAGATTCTTGTAGCAACTAGAGAGTTTCCAAAATTTACAACATATATATCTAAAAACATATTATATTTTATAATCCACCCCTCTAAAACAACCAGAGACATAGAACAGTGGAAGCTCGATTATCAAGGTGATGATCGCTATAATTGTAGCAAAGATATAATTGATATATTTCGTTTAAAACAAAAATAAAAAACAAGCGTTCGTCACTGACAGGCGCTTTTCTTATGCTCAAAGGAGGGCAGAATAATGAAATATAGAAAGAAACCAGTAGTAATTGAAGCATTTAAGTATGATGGAGATTTATCGAATAATGAAGGGGATTTCTATGTCCCATTATGGGCTGAGAAAGCATACGAAGAAGGTATTTTAATTTTTAGAGGTACTGATTTATTTGTAAAAACCTTAGAAGGTGAAATGCTTGTCAGTCTTGATGATTACATCATAAAAGGGGTACAGGGAGAATTATACCCATGTAAGCCTGATATTTTTGGGGCAACTTATGAAATAGTAGAATAATAAACTTTAAACCCTTGGTATTCCATGGGTTTTTCTTATGCCCTCTACTGCTCAGGGCATTAAAAATTGAAGCAGAATAAAAATAACTTAACGTGTGAGGGTTCAAAACGAAATAACGAATTAATAGGGCTTGTGTCTGGGCGAAAGCGTGGATGGAGGTCTTTTTGTTTGAAGTTAGAATGTTCATGGGTATAGGAGGAAAAATAATGAAATTCACAAAAATGTGCGGTGTTGAACTACTGAAACTTAATTTGCAACTATTCGCAGAAGGTGGCGAAGGTGGATCAGGCGCTCAAGGAGGGGGAAATGGTGCCGGAGAAGGAGATGAGGGGCAAGCTCCTATTTCCTTTGCAAATCAATCTGAGTTTGATTCAGTTGTAGACAAACGTATTTCTAAGGCCTTGGAAACGGCACAATCAAAATGGCAAACTGAATCGGATAAACGAGTTGCGGAAGCCAAAAGTGAAGGCGAGAAACTAGCAAAGCTTAACGAAGACCAGCGGGCTGAACTTGAAAAACAACAACAAGATGAGGCTTTAGCTCAACGTGAAGCAGATATTACTCGTCGTGAATTGCGTGCTCAATCGCTTGAACAACTTGCTGAACGTGATTTGCCCAAAGAACTCATTGATGTAGTCGTTTTAACTGATGCTGAATCTTGTAACAAATCTATTGAAGGCATTGAAAAAGCTTTTCGCTCTGCTGTAGAAAATGCAGTTAATAAGCGTTTGGCATCTTCTGCTGAAAATCCTGCCGGGAACGGTGCTGCTACAGGTAAAGAATCTGTTGGTAGTCAATTTGCCAAACAAGCAAACAGCCGCACAGAAAGTAAAACAACTCTGTGGGGTCAAACTAAATAGGAGGACAAACAATGTTTGTAAAACCAAAGAAAACAGTCGAACAAATTAATTTTCTAGCGAGCGCTAGATACCAAAATTTCACTTATCAAGCAGATAAGACATATAAAGCGGGAGAAGTCTACCCAGCAAATGATGCAACAGCCGTGGGCATTGTATTTAACGATGTAATTGTTGATGGAGACACAGGATCTCAACCAGTTGCAATTATGGTGGAAGGATATGTATTAAAAGACCGATTGCCAGTTGCACCAGCGGATGAAGCAATTGCAGCTTTGAAAGAAATTAAATTTAGATAATTAATCGGAGGAACAAAAAATGACACAAAAACTAAAAATGAATCTTCAAAAATTTGGTTCTAATATCTTAGAATTATTTAATCAAAACGAAGTGTTGAACTATGTTGGCAACCGGGAGTACGCTCCATTGCTTGGGGAAACCTTATTTCCAGAGCGCAAAACTCCATCATTAAAGTTTGACCAACTTACTGGTGGTAGTCGTATCCCTATTGCTGCATCAATTCATGATTTTGATACGGAAGCTGAGATTGGTAGCCGTATCGCTAATAAACAAGAGCTTGAACTTAGCTTGATTAAACGTAAACTTCAATTAAAAGAAACTGATATTATCGCATTGGAAAATCCACGTACCCAAGCAGAACAAGACTATTTGATTGGTCGAGTTTATAACGATGTTGATCAATTGATTGCTGGGGTTCGTGCTCGTATCGAAGCAATGCGTATGGAAGTTTTAGCTTCAGGACAAGTTACTGTGAAAGAAAATGGCCTTAACTTTACGTTAGATTACCATGTACCTAATGAACATAAAGAAGTGTTATCAGGTACAAACCTTTGGACAGACCCAGCTTCTGACCCTCTGGGTGATTTAGAGCGTTGGATGGATGCTATGGATACGCAACCAACTCGTGCTTTGACTTCACGTAAGATTTATCGTACTTTAGCAAGTCATCCTAAGATTATTTCTGCAATCTTTGGTAAAGATTCAGGACGAGTTGTTTCACAAGCTGATATGGATGCTTTCATGGAAACTCATGGTTACCCTGTGATCCGAACTTATGATGAAAAATATAAAGTCCAAGGTAAAGATGGTAAATATACTACTAAAAAATACTTCCCAGAAAATAAATTCGCTATGTTTAACGATGATCTTCTTGGTGAAACGCTTTATGGGCCAACCGCTGAAGAAACTCGTTTAACTCGTGACCCATCTATCGAAACTTCAATGGTCGGTAATGTTTTGGCAACTGTTTACGAGGAAAGTAAAGACCCAGTTGGAACATGGACAAAAGCTGTCGCCACTGCACTGCCTTCATTTGCGGCTGCGGATGATGTTTTCCAAGCACAACCAATTGTGTAGGAGGAGCTTAAATGTTTAAGGTGAAAGTAATTGATTTACCTGTTTTTCATAACGGTAAACGTTATTTAAAGGATGATACTCTGGAAATTGATAAGGGTCATGAGAACCCTTCTATTTTTGAAGTATTAGAAGAAATTGAGGATAATCCATTTAAAGGGGTTAAAGAAATCACTCTACGCAAAGCTTTAGAAGATGCAGAAATTGATATTCCAGATGGTGCCAGTCGTGATTCATTGATTCAACTTTTAATTGATAATAATTTGCCAATTTAATTAAAGGAATAGCTTATGGAACAAAAAAATAAAATGGCTCTAGATAAGCTACAAGAGCAACTAGAGCTGAAATTTAATATTTCTGATGAAAATGGTAAAAAAGTTTTATCAGATGACCTGTCAGATGCATTGACCGATGTTCTAGATTACTGCAATAGAGACATACTTGTTGGAAATATGGTTACGAGTGTCAAAGATTTATATATTATCAGACACAACCAAGAAGGAGCTGAGGGTGAAGTTTCTAGATCTGAAGGAGGCATTTCTCATACTTTTGAGGTCGGTATCCCTAAAAAAATCCGTATCAAACTCAACCGATATCGGGTAGCGAATTTGAGGAGCTTGCTATGAAACTGATGAAACGTGATTTAACAACGGTTTATTTGAAAAGGATAGACCCAAACAACACGCAAGATGAAGAGGGAAACGATCAAGTTAATTATCTTGCTCCAATTGCTTTAGAAATGAATGTTCAGTCTGCAAGTGGTGCTGTCAATGCCACAATTTATGGCTCAAAGCTTTCTAGCATGAAATCATGTAAGTATCAAGGCGATGAGCTAAAAGAAGGCAGAGACGAAAACAGTGGCGTTTGCCTGTATGTTGATAAGGACAGTGACCCTGATTATAAAATCAAGTCGATTCAACCTTATTCTACTCACATCAATGTGATGTTAGAAAGGAACGATGACATTGGGAATTGAAATTAAAGGTTTGGAAAGGCTTAAAAGAAAAATTAATGCGATGCATAAAATCTTAAATGATGCTGTGAATGATGCAACTTACGAAATCACTGAGTTGGTTCGTTCTGCAGCAGAATTAAGAATAGCTTCTAGTATGAAATTTAGTTCTGGAGAATTGATTGGAAGTTTAAAGACTGAGGTTGTAGAAAATGCGGAAGGTAAAATAGTTGGGCGTGTCTGGTCAGATAAAGCTCAAGCCATTTATCGTGAGTTTGGTACTGGTCCAAATGGTCAAGCAAGTTCTAAAGATTTACCAGAAGGGGTTAACCCGGTTTATACTCAAACTCGTTGGTTTATTCCAGCTGAGGAAGTTGGAATTGATTTGAATGAAATCTATGGCATGCCTAAGATTACCATCCAAGGCAAAGAATTCTACATCACAAGCGGTCAACCAGCAAGACCTTTCTTATATCCATCATTGAAAGAAATTCTTCCGCAAATGCCTGAGATATACAAAGAGCATGTCCAAAAGAAATTGAGGGAGCTTAAATAATGGAAAGAGTAAATATTAAAGTTGCTACTGTTTCCGTTTTAAGTGGGATATCTGAGATAAAAAAAGTAGCGACTGATTATCCGTCAACTTGGAATGATTTTCCTACAGCTATTTACAGAACGGTTAACAACCCACATTTTGTAGATGGAAGTGGAGAGGAACTTCAAACAAAATGGTCAATCACAATTGAATTATATTCTAAAAGTAGTTTGACCACTATCGTTAATAATGTCATCGAACAATTTGGTGATATTGGTTTTACAGGCACGCAAAGAGATGCTAATACAGCAGATTTAAAGCGTGTCATTATTGAACTATCCGCAATTGTGGATAATAAAACAAAATACGTTTATTCGAAATAGGAGGAAATAAACATGACAACATTTGCAGGTCTATTATCAAAAGGAGCTGTGCTTTCTTATAAAGATGGTTCTACAACAAAAACAATTGCAGCGGTAAAATCTATCCCAGCAATGGGAGCTGACCCTGAAAAAGTGGATGTTACTCACTTGGGTTCAGACAAGAAAGCTTATATTGCAGGGATTCAAGACACTGACAATATGGAATTCGCAATCATTTATCAAGGTGATAACTTTAAAGATATTGATACTTTGGTCAAAACTGGTAAATCAGTCGATTGGACAGTGACTTATTCTGATGGTTTGAAAGTTACATTCACAGGACAACCATCTTATAAATTTGATGGTGTTGAAGTCAATCAAGCACTTGGATTTAACTTGGTAGTTGTTGTTTCGGAAGGTCCTGACTTTACTCCAGTATCATCTCCCAGTTAATCCCCAAGAACCAACTGGGGTAACGTTGGACAAAACATCAGCTAGTGTAGAAGTTGGTAAGACAGTTAAGTTAGTAGCAACTGTGGTTCCAGATAACGCTGAAGATAAAACTGTAACTTGGGCTAGTTCAGACGAAACAAAGGCAACTGTAGATAAAGGAACTGTTACTGCGGTAAGTGAAGGAGAAATCACAATTACAGTGAAAACAGTTAACAATAAGACTGCTACTAGCACAATTACTGTTACAGCAGCATCGGGTAATTAATAACATTTTAAGAAAGGTTAGTCTCGAAAGCTAACCTTTTTATTTTTTATAAACATAGAAATCGGAGAAACAAAAATGACAAAAGAAAATATCGTAAAACTTCCTGGAACTAAACAATTTGAATTTGGTGGATTGAATCTTCAATTGCGCTTGGATGGTAAATCTATTATTGCGATTGAAAAACGCTTGGACGAATCACTTATGGGGCTTTTTGTAAATGGTCAAGGTGGTTTCAAATTGCCAGCAACAAACAAATTATTGGTAGTGCTTCAAGGTGCAAACCAAACAAGCCGAGTTTCTGATTCAGATTTAGTTAACGCTTTTGAACGTTTTGTTGAAGCAGGAAACACTACTTTTGATTTGTTCAATGCCATTCAAGAATTGCTTGATGAAGCGGGTTTTTTCGGCAAGGACAAGAAGGAGAACGAAGCGACAAATGGGGAATCTCTGGACAACGAACCAGAAGCACCGAGCGAACTCCTTTAAAAACCTACAACAATTTATCCAGCATGCTTGAGGATTTATATCCTCAGGCAGTTGAAGCTGGTATTTCTTCTACAGATTTTTGGGCAATGACTTTTGATGAAATCATGGTCCAAGTTGAAGCAAATAAAAAAAGGCATGAGAACGAGCTAAAAGAAAAAGCGATGTTTGATTATACTCAACAAAGGCTTGGTATCTATGCTTTCAATGATCCAAAGAATTTTCCTAAATATGAAGATGCCTATCCTTTCTTGAATCAACTCAAGGAAGAAGTAGTGCAAGCTGTATCTGAGGAAGAAGAAAAGAAACAAGCGATGCTTACTGACCAAGAAATCATGCGCCAAAATGCAATGCTAATTCAGGAAACTCGTAAAAGAAAAAGTCAAAAGACAAAATAAAAAATATTGAATAGAAAAGGAGGTGAGAAATATGGAATTAGAAACGCTAGAGATACTGTTTGATGCAAATACTGCAAAAATGGACGAAGCGCTTAGTAAAGTTTTACCTCGTGTAGAAGCAATTATGTCAAAGTTTGAGAATATCACTGGGAAGTCTATGAAAAAGACTGAAGATAATTTAAATATTGATAAAGGTGCAACACAATTTGGCAAACAGTTAGAAAAAATGAATCAAACTTTTGAAAAGATGATGGGTCATCTTGAAAGTTCTTCTAAAAAATCATCAGAAAGTATTGGAGATAATTTATCTACTGGATTTAAGAAAGCACGTCCTAAAGTATCAAAAGAAATTGATGCCATGCTAAATGAAATTAATGCAAAAATGGGTCAAGCTAAAGCTGCTCAAGAAAAAGTGGCTTATCTAAAATCACAGCGTCAAAGTTCTTCAGCAAAAGGAGATGGCGGTCAAACGGTCAAATATGATGACCAGATTGCACGGGCTCAGGCATCAATGGTTAAATATCAAGACCAAGCAAAAAGTCTTGCTAGATCAATGAAGACTGAGTTTGATGCAGTGCCTTCGTCTTTAGAGCGAATTGCAAAAGTAATGGATGCCAATGAAGCTAAGTATTATACAATGCGTGAAAGTGTTCGAGCTTTACAAAAGGAATATCAATATCAATTGAAACCAGTCGGAAGTTTTGATAAAGGTTTTAAAAATGTTGATACTCCAGATTCATTGAAAACTGCTCAAAAAATGCAAGCACAGTCTGACAAAATGCAGAAGCTAGCAAGCAGTAATGATATTCTGCAAAAGGAATATCAAAGAACAGAAGAACGTGCAGAGTCATTAAGAAAGGCAATCGGACGAATTAATTCAGTTCTTAGCCAATCGTCAATGGCAACTGGAACAGCTGCAGCTGGAGCTAGCATGACTGGTTCAGGATTGAAACAATCTGAGCGTGCTGTTTCTAAATATGGTGGAGTCTTCAACCGTATGTCAAACTCCATTTCTCACGGAGCTGGGGGAATTGGAAATGGATTGAAAAATTCATTTGGGATATTGGATAAATTTGGAAATCTCTTTTCGAGAAATTCAAATAAAGTCACACAAGGTACTCGTAGCATGTCTATGGGAAACAATGCTTTTCTTCAATCTATGAAATATTTGTTGCCTTCATTAATTGTTTATCAATTAATTGGTGGAGCAATAAGTAAATTGGCTGGCGGAATGATGAGTGCACTGAAAACAAACGATCAGTTTTCTAACTCACTTAATCAGATTAAAGTCAATTTGATGACTGCATTTTATCCGATTTATAATGCAATTTTACCTGCCATTAATGCAATGATGAGCGCAATTGCCACATTAACTGGTCAATTAGCTTCGTTTATTGCAGGATTATTTGGAACAACTTATCAAGCAGCCAAACAAGGCGCAAGTGGTTTATATGATAATGTCCAAGCCATGAATGATACTGGTTCATCAGCGACTAAGGCAAAAGACAAGGTCGATAAACTTCAACGTTCACTTATGGGCTTTGATGAAATTAATCGTATTGGTTTGCAAGACAAAACTGATGATGATACTGACAAAGGCCAAGATACAAAAGCTCCAGGTATTGATTTTGGAGGTGCAACTGGTAATTATTCAACGCCTAAATGGATGAAGGATATGCAAGCCTTACTTAAAGACTTCTTCAAGCCTTTCCAAGATGCATGGAAAAACCAAGGTCAAAAGGTCATTGATGCGTGGAAATATGCACTTGGAGAAGTTATCGGTTTAGCAAGTGCTATCGGAAAATCCTTTATGGAAGTCTGGACAAATGGTACTGGACAAAAATTCATTGAAAACCTATTGATTTTACTCGCGGATGTGCTTAACATCATTGGTGATATAGCTAAAGCATTTAAAGATGCCTGGAACGAAGATGGTAGAGGAACTGCCTTAATACAAACTATTTTTAATATGTTTAATAGCATTCTTGAGTTATTACATTCTATAGCAGGTGCTTTTCGTGATGCTTGGAATGATGGAACAGGAGAAGCTATTGCTGCAAATCTTTTAGAAATATTTACAAATATTTTTAAAGCGGTAGGTAACATTGCTGACCAACTTAAAAAAGCATGGGACCAAGGCGGAACTGGAAAAGAAATTTTCTCTATTATTTTAGGGATTATTAATGATTTGCTTACACATATTAATAACATGGCAAAAGCTACAGCTGATTGGGCAAAGACATTGGACTTTACGCCGTTGCTTAATGGAATTAAAAAGTTACTTGAAAGCATTCAACCTCTCTCTGATAATATTGGAGCTGGACTAGAATGGTTTTATAAAAATGTACTTTTACCATTGGCTGGGTTTACTATTCAAGACTTAATACCTGCTTTCTTACAAGCATTAGGCGGGGCAATAGATTTTGTAAATGGAGTAATTGAGGCACTTAAACCAGCTTTCAAATTTTTCTGGGATAGCTTTTTGAAGCCAGTCGCTGAATGGACTGGCGGAGTAATTGTTGACGTCTTAAAAGGGCTCGGCGATGTTCTTTCAACTATTGGGGATTGGCTATCTGAGCACGGAAAAGGTTTTTCTGATTTTGTAATCACTCTAGGAACTTTTGCTGGGGTAGTTGGCGGAATCATCGCAGTCGGTACTGCAATCGAAACATTCGTAGGCTTCCTTGGAGGACTTGCTGCGATTATTACAGGAGCAGGTGGCGTAACAGGAGCTATTGGTTCTCTTGTAGCAATACTTGGCGGTCCAATAACAATAGCTATTGCAGCAGCAATTGCGGTTGGTGTTTTATTGTATAAAAACTGGGATGAAATTAAAGAAGCAGCTGCAAACCTTGGAAAATGGATAGGAGAAAAGTGGGACGATATCAAGAAGGCAACTGGCGACGCTTGGGACAACGTAAAGAAGGCAACGTCTGATAAATGGAATGAAGCCAAAAAATCAGTAAGCGATACTGCTGACTCCATTGGTACAAAAGTTTCTACAAAGTGGTCTGAAGTTAAAAAAGGTACATCAGATGCTTGGGACAATGTGAAAAATTGGACTTCTTCAAAATGGAATGATACTAAAACAGCAGTACATAGCACAGCTGATTCTATTGGGTCAAAAGTATCGAGTAAGTGGAATGAGATAAAGAGCGGCACCTCAACCGCTTGGGAAAATGTAAGAAGTTCTGTTTCAAATGCTGCCAACAATGCAAGAGATAATGCTTCAAATGCATGGTCGAACATGAAAGATAGAATGGGAGGTTATGCAAATTCTATTAAATCTACTGCCAAAAGTGCTTTTGACAATGTTGCTTCGTGGGCTTCTGATATGGGCAAAAAGATTGGTTCAGGTCTTGAAAATGGAGTAAATGCAGTCAAAAGAGGTGCAGCCGCAATTGGTAATGGTATTGCTGGGGTCATTGGAGGTGCCGTTAACGGAGTCATTGACGGAATTAACTGGGTTCTTGGTAAAGTTGGTTCAGGTAATAGATTAGGTCACTGGAGTGTACCAAGATATGCTAACGGTACTGAAGGGCACCCAGGAGGACCAGCATTAGTAAATGATGGCTCAGGGAGTCAATGGCAAGAAATGTATCGAACACCCGATGGTAAAACTGGGCTATTCCCTAAAGTGAGAAACCTCATGGTTGATTTACCAAAAGGAACCCAAGTACTGAACGGTGCTAAAACTGCAAAAGCAATGTCAGGAATGCCTGCTTATGCCAATGGTATCGGTGATTGGATGGGTGAGAAATGGAACCAAGCGAAAGAAATGGTTGGCGATATTTGGGACTATGCCACTCATCCAGAAAAGATTTTAAACATTGCAATAAGCAAGTTTACTAATCTTTCTCAAGCAGTTGAACCTGCGTTATCCATTGCGACTGGTGGGATATCTACTATGGCTAATGGAGCTATGGGAATGATTGAAAAGGCATTCTCAGAAGGCTCAGAAAGCCCATCTGGTACTGGTGTCGAACGTTGGCGACCAGTTATTAAAAAAGCTCTGTCAATGAACGGTGTATCAACTTCTGAAAACTATGTCAATGCTTGGCTAAGACAAGTACAAAGTGAGTCAGGAGGTAATGAGAAAGCTGTCCAAGGTGGATATACTGATATTAATACGATTACTGGCGACTTGGCTAAAGGATTGTTACAAACTATCTCGGCCACGTTCAATGCAAATAAATTTCCAGGGCATGGAAATATCTTTAACGGATATGATAATGCACTTGCTGCAATTCATTATGCAATGGGTCGTTATGGTGACCCTGGTATGCTTCAAGTGATTGGGCATGGACACGGTTATGCAAAAGGTACGCCGTATGTTCCTGAAGATCAATTAGCAATGATTCATGAAGGAGAGATGGTTGTTCCTGCTAAATATAATCCATATAATTCTATCAGCGATTTCAAATCATTTGAAACTTTGCAATTGCCTGAAATGTTCACAGACAAGCCAACTGATTACAGCAATTCTGGAAGCTTTGGTGGAGGTCAAGATGTTTCGAGCTATGGCTTGGCAAACATGAATGGTTCATTAACAAGTGCCATCATGTTGCTTGTTCAATCTTTAGGCGCACAAACGAGCCAAACTTCAAATGGAGATATTGTGATAAATATCGGAGGCAGAGAGTTTGGACGAATTGCAGTTTCAGAAATCAATAAATATCATCAACAGCTTGGGTACACTGAGCTTAACATTTAGAAGGAGGAATTATGTCTGCCGAACTACAATTTAATGGAGTGACGGTCAAAACTCCTAAAGAATTCAGCGTCAGTATTTCAACAATTGACGCTGACTCCTCAGGGAGAAATGCGAATGGGGAAATGGTAAGGGATGTCATTGCTCAAAAAACTAAATTAAACATTAAGTGGGGCCCTTTGAGTGACTCAGAAGTATCTGATATTTTACAAAGAATTAATCAACCTTTCTTCGTAGTAATTTATCCAGACCCACAAATTGGGAGACAAAGAAGTAAAACTTTTTATGCTGGAGATTCTACAATGCCTTCTTACTCATGGAATGATAAGTTTAAAGCAATGAAGTGGGAAAACTTATCTGTAAACCTGATAGAAAAATAGGAGGATAAGAAATGCTTACTGTCTCAGATGATTTTAACAATGCCATGAAATCAGAGAATCGAAGGTTTGAGACTCGAATAAAAGTTGGTGATAAAGTTTTTACAAAAAATGATATCAATAGTTGGGTATACAGTGGTGGCTCTATTTCTGGTGAAACATTTCAAATAGGTTCAACATTTTCAAATTCTATAAAAATAGAATTTTGTTCAATACTTGAAAATATTAAAGAGTTAACAGAAGTCACTGTGGAAGTTGGAATAGCAACTTATGATGCAGATTATCATTATGATAATATCCCTCCTGAAAAAGTGGGAAGTGCAAGAGTGGGCTATGCTAAATTGATTCATTATAAGCCAACGGTTTATGAGTATGTCTCAATTGGAACTTTTTATGTCACAAAGTGTGACCCGGATAGGAATGAAAATAAAACGACACTTGAAGCGAGTGATCGTTTTGTTTTTTTAGAAAATGAGTATGTTTCTGAACTAACCTACCCAGCTTCTATTCGAGATGTTGCTTTAGAAATTGCAAATAAAAGTGGTTCGATTATTAATGAAACAAATTTTTCAATGATTAGCACTTCAAAAATAAATAAACCTGAGGGCTATACTTTCAGGCAAGCAATAGGTTTAATTGCTCAGTTTGAAGCAGGTTATGCAAGGTTTAGTCGAACAAATCAATTGGAAGTCATGCAATTAATTGACCCTAAGTTTGCTGTTTCTCCAGCAGAATATTTTCAAAAGGGATTAACAAAAAACGAATTGATGTACAAAATTGGCGGTATCTCTTGTACTGTTTCTGTTCAAAGCGAAAATGGGAATGAACAAGTTACTTATTTAGCTGGTAGTAATACTGGGCCTCAGATTGTTTTAGAAAATAAAATAATGACTCAAAGTTTGCTTGAAACTATTTATCAAAAAATAAGTAATGTCAATTTTTATCCTTTTACTTTAAATTGGAGAGGAAATCCAGCTCTAGAAACTGGAGATTGGTTAACGCTCACTGATAGAGATGGTACGCCATTTAAAACTCCTAATTTGAGTTATACCCTAACTTTTAAAGGAGGGCTGACAGCAACTAGTTCAGCAAATACTAACTCTTCAGCTCAAACAGTATCAGCATATTCTCCACCGCTTAATCAAATTATTAAAGATATTAATTCTCGTGTTGATGCTGCGGGTAAAAATTCAGTTTATGACGGAACAGAAGAACCTCCTTATCCCAAAGAAGGGGATATTTGGTTCAAAAAAAATGGCCCAGATGATGAAATATGGATTTATACTAAACTTGCGGACGGAACTTACGATTGGGTAATGACTACCTCCACAAGATTATCTGATGAGATTCAGGAAAAAATCGATAATTCCGTTCCATCTGATGAAATTGTCAAAACAATCAATTTATCAGAAGAAATGGATGGTAAAGAGTGGTTAAAAATTACGGGTGCAAAAATTTGGTTAACTGATCAAACTCGAATAGATGATGCTATCATCCAAGATGCAATGATTGGAAATTTGAGTGCTTCAAAACTAACTGCTGGAACAATCAATGCTTCAGATGTAAATATCATTAATTTAAATGCTTCTAATATATCAACAGGAACTTTAAAAGCTATTAATATAGAAGGGGTAAATATTAAAGGTTCTAAGTTCGCCTCAGTTGGTGATGATTTCATTATGGAACACAATAATGGGGCCATTGTCTGGAAAAGAATCGGTGATGAAAAAGAAGTATTTAAACTTTATACAACAATAATGAATATGAATGAAGGCAATGCCCGCCTAGAAGTTTCTGATTCTGGTTCGTTATCTATTTATAATAAAAAATTAGATAAAGCTTTTGTCAGCTTTTATGGAGCATTAAGCGAGATGTCGGGAACGGCACACTTAGATAGGTTTAATATCTTAGGAGATTCATCAACTTTTAGTTATACTCCTGACTATATTGAATACAACAATCAAAAGGGTTATTATAAGCCGTCTTTATATGTCGGTAATGCTGGTTTTCGAATTGGAAGTAATATCAGTTATATTCGTTCTGATGATACCTCAACAACCATTGTTACTTCTTCGTTGAGTGTACTTTCAAATATGCGTGTTACTGGAGATACCACCATTACTAAGAACTTTAATGTGTACGGTAGCAAGAATGCTATTCATGTTACTCGTGATGGCATAAGACGAACTCCTGCTTACGAAACCGCAGAGTCCTATTTAGGAGACATCGGAACAGCAAAAACTGATGAATATTGTACGGCTGTTATTCCAATTGAAGAATTATTCTCTGATGTTATCAATACAGATTATGAATATCAAGTGTTTTTGCAAAGTTATGGTGAAGGTTCTGTTTATATTACATCCAGAGACAAAACAAGCTTTACAGTGCAATCATCTGTTCCTAATCTTCCTTTTACATGGGAAGTTAAGGGGAAAAGGAGAGGTTATGAAAATGACCGATTGACTTTGTCTGATATGAAGTTTGAAGAAATAAAAGAAATTGAAGAACAAAACTTTAAAGAGGAGGAAGCATGAATAAAGAAATTGATGCAGAAAAATTGATTAACAAACTACTATCTAAAATTACTCAACTAGAGTTTGATAACGCTAAATTATCAGTATTAGTTGAAACTTACGAGCAAGAAAATTCTAAGGAGGTTGGCAAATAATGAGTTATGAAAAGCAAACCTGGAATAAGTATGATGAACTAAAAACTGAAGAAGAGAATATCGAAAATGGTGCGGTTGTTACTGACAATCGTATGAACCATATGGAAACTGGTATTGGTGATAACGATGCTAATCTTGCTTCGCATCTTGCAGATGAAAATAACCCTCACAAAGTTACAGCTGCACAAGTAGGGCTCGATAAGGTTGATAATGTTAAACAAGCTTCAAAAGTAGAGTTTGATTCTCATACAAGTGATATATCTAATCCACATAAGGTTACTGCAACACAAATCGGTCTTGATAAAGTTGATAATATTCAACAAGCAGCAAAGGCTGATTTTGATTCTCATGTCAACAATAAAGCTAACCCTCATTCAGTGACGGCGAGCCAAGTTGGGGCTTATTCAAAAGCAGAGTCTGATTCTAAACTGACAGATTTATCAAATAAAGTTATCGCAAACAAAGGGAACCTAGCAAGTGGAACAGATTTGGATAATGTAATTGATATTGGTACTTACCGAATTGGAGGACTTACTGGAGGAACAGATATTATTAATGTACCTTCTGAACGTTCTGGTACAACTATATATGCCTATTTGACAGTCAGCGGAACAACGACTTCAGTAGTTCAAGAATTGATAGTATATGATTCAAAAACTGTGTCACAAATTTACAGTCGTTCTCGTTCTGGCAGCACTCCTACTTTCAGCCCTTGGTCAAAAACTGTAATGGCTGATGATTCTGGGAAAGTGACTGTAACTGGCACTTTAGAAATGGGTAAAACTGCGACTCTTACACAATCAACTGGTTTCGGTCGTACTGCTATATTCACAAGGGTTGGTAACTTAGTTACTGTTTATTCTGAATCAAGACACACAACTGCTCCACCTAACGGATGGAATAGAGAAGTTGCTACTTTGCCAGTCGGCTGGCGCCCAATTGGTAATTTCTGTTTATGGCAACACGACTTGTCAAATTCTACTAAGTTCTCGTGGCTCGAAGTTCACTCAAGTGGACAAGTTGACTTATATGCGTCAGGTGGTATTGCTATATCCGACTACATGCTCTCTGCTTCGTGTGTTTATATAACAAAAGACCCATTCCCAGAATCATAAAATAGAAAGGAAGTTATGGAGGAAAAAGCATGGCAAGAAGTTCTTGAACGGTTGGCCAGAATAGAAACAAAGCTTGATAATTATGAGTCAATTAGGGAAAAAGCTGAACAGGCTCATTTAATCGCTTTGAATAATGCAGATGATATTAAAGAAATAAAAGCAAATAACAAGTGGGCTTGGGGCTATATGATTGGCCTTGGGATTTCAATTGTTATTTATTTTTTAACTAAATTTTAAAAAGGAGTGGAAAATGATTTTTAATAACAAGTTTTACAACGTTATCAAATGGACTGTTTTAACAGCCCTACCAGCACTAAGTGTTTTTATTGGAGTAATTGGTAAAGCTTACGGTTGGGGTGGAACTGATTTAGCTATCATTACTTTGAATGCATTCACGGTATTCTTGGGAACATTGGCTGGAGTAAGTGCTGTTAAATATAATAATCAGCCAAATGATACGGAGGAAAATAAATGAAAAAAGTAATTAAAAAGGCTGCCATTGTTATGGTAGCTTTCTTTGTTGTTGCAGCAAGTGGACCTGTATTTGCGGCAGTTGGTGACCAAGGGGTGGACTGGTCAAAATATAATGGCGATTACGGGAATTTTGGTTATGACCATGATAAATTTGCTTTTAGCCAAATTGGCGGAACATACGGTGGTGTATTCGTGGACCAAGCAACTTATTCAACACAAGTTGCCTCTGCCATTGCTCAGGGTAAACGAGCGCACACTTATATTTGGTATCAAGTCGGAGGTTCCCAAGAAGTAGCCAAAGCAGCACTTGACCGTTACTTGCCAAAAATTCAAACGCCTAAAAACTCTATTGTTGCCTTGGATTATGAAAGTGGAGCAAGTGGAGATAAACAGGCCAATACTGACGCTATTCTTTACGGAATGCGACGTGTAAAAGCGGCTGGATATACTCCAATGTATTATTCTTACAAGCCTTACACTTTGTCCAATGTCAATTATAAGCAAATCATCAAAGAATTCCCTAACTCATTATGGATTGCGGCATATCCAAATTATGAAGTAACTCCAGTTCCGAACTATAGCTTTTTCCCAACTATGGAAGATGTAGCAGTATTCCAATTTACCTCAACTTATGTTGCTGGCGGACTTGATGGAAATGTTGACTTAACTGGAATCACTGACAAAGGGTATGAGAACGGAAATGCAACTAAGCCGGATACGGATACTCCAGCAACTGATGATGGGAAAGATGCCAACGAAGTGACACCAAGTGAAATCCAAGGAGGCATGACTGTAACAATCAAGTTCAGCGCTACAAATTATTCAACAGGACAAGCAATTCCTAAATGGGTAAAAGAAAATTCATATAAAGTCCTTCAAAAATCAGGCAATAAAGTCTTGCTTGATAATATCATGAGCTGGGTTGCAGCAAGTGATGTTCAAGCACTAGATACAGGCGGAAGTAGTTCAACTGGAAGTACTCAAACTCACATTGTTCAATTGGGCGATACTTTGAGCGGTATTGCTTCAAATTGGGGCACAAACTGGCAAGAATTAGCACGTCAGAACAGTTTATCTAATCCGAACATGATTTATACTGGTCAGGTTATCCGCTTCACAGGGGGTCAATCTGGGGCTACATCGCGAATTTACACTGTACAATCTGGTGATAATCTTTTATCAATTGCCATCCGTTTAGGAACAACGGTTCAAAGTTTAGTTTCAATGAATGATATCTCAAATCCTAATTTGATTTATGCTGGACAAACTTTACAGCACTAAGGATTAAGTTTGACTTTTGTTTAGTAATTTTTGTATTACGTTTGTATAAATCGATTTTTTTGGTATATTTAACTAATTATGCATCCAAGATAATAACAATAGTGTGGTATTGAAAACATTTTTAAGGATATAGTTTTTTTCTATAACTAAAAAATACAGTTTTTTTAATAATTGGTATTGCTTAAATGTAATGTATATGCTACAATACGTCTTGTGTGTAAAATTTGAAAAAAAGAGGAAACTTAAAAAATGAAAATCAAAAAGATTATCATTGCTGCCGCAACTTTTGCTATTGTATTTAGTGCAACTATTGGTGTTAAAACACTAGCAGACAATTATTGGACTGGACATGGAGAAATTCAGACCATTAATGCTAACATCGATACACTTTCAAATCGAGTTAAGACAAAAAATCAAACAATTTCTGATTTAAATAATACAATTGCAAACTTAAAAAGTTCAGTTGATTCTCAAACTTCACAAGTAAGTGCACTTCAAGCTCAGTTAGTACAAGCAAATGTGGATAAACAAAATGAAATTCAAGCTAAGATTAATGAAATCAATGATAAAATTGCAGAAGGCAATCAAAAAGTAGCTGATAAACAAAAAGAAGTTGATGCAGCAAATCAAACAATTGCCCAATTAAATCAACAACTTAATGATTTGCGTCAAAAATCAGGGCAGGATAATGACCAAGCTTTGCGTGAAGTACAAGATACTCGAGCAAAGTCAGACCAAGCTGTTAAAGATGCACAATAAAACAAAGAATTAAAACCCTGACTTCGGTCAGGCTTTTTTTGTTTAATATTTTTTGATAAACTAATTGTAAAAGGTTGGGAGTAGACTTATGGAAAAATCGAGCAATACAATAACATTTAAAAAGTCATTAAAAGATTCGAGTTTAGCTGCGGTTACTCTGCTTGTGTTAAGAATGATTCATAAATTACTGTTTAATTATGCTGAAACTAAGAATTATTTTCATCAATTATTTTCCGCTGATAATTTAGTATTAGCATTATTTGTTTCAATATCTACAGTGATATTTATTTGGATAATAATGTCTTTTATATTTGGGATAGTTTACTATACTTATCGCAAAATCAAAGAATAAATTAACCCCAACTCTTTGGGGACTACTACAAAATTTTAAGGGAAATGCTTATAAAATTACATTAAAATTTAAATATAATTCTTTTTGGGAAGGTAAATAGCAATGAAAAAAACATTCTTTGGTTTAGTTGCAGTGTTAGTAATGATTATTGGGGCTGGTTGTGGTTGGTATAAAGTGAATTATGGGACTATTCCATATTATGTTCAAGTTACCCAAGATGGTAAGAGCGAGAAAATAACCTACAATGATGGAACTTCTGGTACTATCTATCGTTATAATTTAACAGGTTACGACAAAAGTGGAAAAAGCCAACAGGTAAAATTGATAGAATCCCGAATCCTCAAGCATGATGCATATCTAAAAGCAGCATACAGTAAGAAGGAAAATGTGATCAGCTGGGAGGAAGTAAAAAAAATCAGAAGTACCAGTAGCAGCTTTGGAGGAATTAAATAGTAGAAAGTAAATTAACCCTGACGTCGGTCAGGGCTTTTTGTTATGGTAAATCATAAATTAAGGTATAATATATTAAGAAAATTTAGTAAGGGAATATATTATGAGAAAAATTTACTTTCTTTGCACTGGGAACTCTTGCCGCTCACAAATTGCGGAAGGATATGGGCATAAATTATTAAAAGATTGGGAAGTGAAATCTGCAGGTATAGAAACTCATGGATTAAATCCAAAAGCTGTACAAGTTATGGCAGAAGAAGATATTGATATTTCTCAACAGAAATCTGAACTTATTGATATAGATTACTTTAATAGTTGTGACTTAATTATTACTCTATGTGGAGATGCATTAGATAAATGTCCAATGATTCCTAAAGGAGTAAACCACGAACATTGGGATTTACAAGATCCAGCTCGAGCAAAAGGAACAAATGAAGAAATTTTAGAAGAGTTCAGAAAAATTAGAGATTTAATAAAAGAGCGAGTTAAAAAATTAACAAAAGCGTAAAATCAACCCCGCTTCGGCGGGATTTTCTTATTGTGTCTATTTCAAAAATCATACTTTAGTACGATTTTATAATTGCTCTAACTGTTATATAATATAATCGAGATTATTATCATACACGGAATAGGATGAGATTTATGAAAAATTTGAAAAAGAAGGCAGTAATAGGTGTTGTTTTAGGGCTATTTATAGGATTATCTTACGGCTATATCATTCATAATATGGCGCTTGGTATTTGTATCGGGTTGAGCTTCAGTGCAATGAGTTACTTTAGGTATAGAAAATAAATTAACCCCGCTTCGGCGGGTGTTTTTTGTTATTTATGGTGTTGACAAACAAAATAAATAGTAGTAGAATACATAGGTTATACTTGCAATAGTTTAAAAATTGTGTTTATAATTGGTTATGGGATAAATTAAGGAGGTTATTAGTATGTTACAATATACGCCTGAAACGGATGTGTTTTTTAGCGATAAGAAAATATTAGTCAACCATATTTTATCTAAAATTGAGATAAATTCATCTATCAGAGTCTTAAAGGTACTATATTTGCTTTATGCTTATTATGGTGCTACTTATGGTAGTTTAAAATATGATGATGATGAATTTGAAAAATATCCAAGTAGATTATTTGATGCCGATTTTGAAGCATGGCAATATGGACCAGTTGATTGTGAAGTTTGGTCTGATTATAAATATGATAAGTTTGAAAAAAAAGAATTTTTAGGTAATACATCACAGGAAAAGGATGTGATACTTTTTATCAATGATTTAATTACTCAAATGAATGAAGTCAATGATTTTGGACTTGTTGAAAGAACCCATCAGGATACGAGTTGGTCAAATGTTTATCGAGTAGGTGAAAAGCACATAAAGATGGACAATGATAAAATTGTGGAAGAATATATAGAGAAGTATGTCGGCGCATAATATAAAATTTGAAATAAAAAATATTGTGAATCCATCAGTAAAAGTATTTAATGGCGGGTTGTTTCATAATAGTTATAACAAACAAAATATTAGAGTTTCAAATGTAGATGCGGAAATAAGATTTAGAGATAGCTCATTCTCGAGTATTAATTTGCCAGAATCTAAGTTTTCAAACATGTTACCAGATGATAAACTTATGATAGCACCAAATGTAAAAGGTGCTATTGAAAAACTTTTATCCCATCCGGAATTAGTTAATAGAGATTCTAAGGAAATTTTTATCACAGATAAAAATAGAGATAGATTAAAAAAAATTATCTCCTGTTATCTTCCTGATGAGGAGTATTGTTCTGTTGAGGAGGATTTTAGAAAATCAGATATCATAGATAATGATGTTGTTCTGGTTGGAAGAGGGTCTTTTCGCGTAATTACTGTATATTCCGTTGAAATTGATGAATATAAAGTCCCTAAACAATATTTAACAATAATATTATTAGATCCATATCATTTGTTCATCCCAAGTAATCATCGTGATAAATCAAAAGTAAAAATAGTTGAAGAAACATACAGTGAAGTTGGTAAATTCGGTTCTCATATTTCAAAATATTTTAGCTTTAATTAA